TTCCTATTCATTTATAATTGTTGATAACTTTTTAAATTGTGGATAACTTGTTAATAACTGGTTGAGGCTGTTTAAACATGGCGTTTAAACGGGGTTTCAATCTCAAATTTTGAACCCAGAATGCAAATCTCAATTTCAAACTAGGGCGTGCACGGTCGTGGAAGAAAAACAAAAGAACATAATCCTAAATATTTTTTTTAAAAATTTTCTAGAAAAGGTATAGAAAAGGTATAGAAAGGTTAAGAAAGGTTGAGAAAGGTCTTAAAAGGTCAAGAAAGGTTTGAACCTTTACCTAAAGCCTAAAACCTTGCTATTATATTATATTAAATTAAATTTATAATAAGAAGAATATATTCTTTATACTATATATACTATATTATATATATACAAGTAAAAAAAATTTGCTTTTTAGTTCTAAAAAAATTATATTATAGAATAATTCTATACATTTTACAATAAACATAAAGGTTATAATGGCTAAAACACAAAAAGACAATAAAACAATGGTAACTTTTAACAATGTGTCTTATGAATATGATACATTAAGTTCTGATTGTAAGTCGACATTAAGTAAATTGACCAAAATAGAGCAAGAATATAGTAAATTTGCCTATGAATTAGAAAAAATGGAAACATATAAGGCATTTTTACTAGAAAAAATAAAAAATCAATTGCCACAAAAGGTTTCTAAAGAAAAAGAAAGAGATGTATAATGGAACATTACGATAATTTAATGTTAGATGAATATATTTTAACATTAAAACAATTAGAAAAAGATTTTCGTACAAACAATTCACAAGAATCTTTAACTATACTACTAGATATGGTAAGAGACATAGAAGTGCCAGAGTTAGTAGACTCAATAGTTCCTACTCATGAAGCGAAAGCATAAAATTGGATTTATAGCATCTGACCAGCACTTCCCTTTGCATGATAAAGCTGCAATTAGTTGTGCTTTACAAGCAATAGAAGTAATAAAGCCAGATATATTTATAAATATTGGTGATGTTGGTGAGTGGGAAAGTGTTTCTGCCTGGAAATGGAAAGGTAAAAAGTGCCCACCACTAGAATATCAAAACCCTATCATAGAACAAGACATAGAAGATGTTAATGAAGGTATGGATTTGTTTGATAATGCATTGGATAAAGTAAATTGTACAGAAAAACACATGTTAGAAGGAAACCATGATGATTGGACTAACAGGTTTGTTGAGAAATACCCATATATGGAACACTTTGGCTTTGAAAAAGCACTTTCTTTGAAGAAGCGAGGGTATGTATACCATAATTATAATAAACCTCTTAAAATAGGCAAAGTTAATTTTATTCACGGTGCATATGCAACAACTTACCATGCTAAAAAACATTTAGAAGCCTATGGTTCTAATATTGTTTATGGTCATACACATGATGTGCAAAGACATTCTTTAACAAAACTTGATTCTGGCACAATAGGAGCGTGGAGTGTAGGTTGTTTAAAAGATATGACACCTGAAAAGAATAAATGGTTAAGAGGTAGGTTACATAATTGGAATCATG